GAATTAAACAAAAGACTTAAAAAATAATGAAAATAATTGATATCGCCATATGTACTGAAAACATCGACCCTAAAGGTTTAGGTAGAATTAGATGTATCAGATACAACGAATATAACGTTGGGGAAAAGGATTTCAGAAAATATACCCTTTGGGGTGATGACGATCCGTATGTGGCATCATCATTTTTACCATTCAACATTAACTACATTCCCGAAGTCGGCCAAGCAGTAAAAATCCTTCAATACAATAATGAAAAGGATAATATTAATGTCGAATACATCGCAGGGCCATTTACAAACGTACATGACTCAAGAAACCAAACATTTAATCAACAATTACGTTATACAACCTACGGTACTTCTAATAAAGAAAATGTAGATTTATTTGATGCAAATGGTAACTATGTTGATAATAAATCTAAAAATGCTTTTGCTAAACCTGAAGATTTCGCGGTATCGGGAAAATATGGTTCAGATATTATTTTTAGTGAAGATGGAATCCAAATAAGAGGTGGTAAGTTCATAGCTAAGGAAGCTGCAAGTGCTTCTAACAGAAAAAAATTAATGAACTATCCGATAATGTCAAAAAAAACATCTACTTTGTATTTAAGAAAGTTTGCTAAAAAAATGACATTGGAGGAAACTAATTTAGAAACGATTGAAACATCATCATCCGATTTAAAGTATATTGTTGAATATGATGTCGATAGTTTGGTTACACCAACAAAAGTTAACTTTTATGTTTACAAAGTATTGAAAAACTACGGGGAAATTACTAGAACAAATTACTTTAATTCTTTGACACCACTTCCACCCGAAAAGAAACTTATTAACATCGAAAACGACCTGGCTAGCCCAACATATGTTATTAATCTTAGTAGTATTGTCGGAAGAAACATTGCACAAGAGATACGAAACATAATTTATAAGTTACACGATTCTTCGTTGAAGAAACTAAATTCGTTATATAGTGATGAAGATTTACACCCATTCTACTTTAGACCAACATTATCTTTTACATCAACTATTTTTGATAACGAAGCAGAAAAGAATTTAAAAATCGATATTTTAACAAATGTGTCGGTTTATTCAAATTTACAATCAGGATTAGTATGGTCAATTTTAAGTGTAAAACCACCATCTAAAATTGTAATAACTAAACAACAATCATTAAAAAAACATGACAGTTCTTTAGAACAAACATTTGGAGCACTAACTTCAGATAATATATTTTTACTATCAACCGACACAAATAATACCGATAAGTCCATTGATTTTAATAACCTTGACCTATATTCTTTAACTCAAGAAGATTATGTTAAGAAAATATCACCAAACACATATGCTGTTGTTAGGGGTGAGAATTTGTTAAAATTATTAAGAGCGGTGATTAAGGTTTTAATCACACACAGGCATAACCCAACCGAACAATTTGTTCAAAACGGATACGATGATTTTGAAGCACTTAAAAAATTAGTGTTAACTATGGAAAATGATGTGTTAAATAATTCAATTAGATTGAATTAATTGATATTTATATATAAAACAAATAATATGTCATATTTTCGTTCGTATTTTGAGAAAAATAACACCATAATAAGGGACACAAGAACCAACACAGCAAAGAATCCAACAACTGAGATTTTTTATGGATCTGGTTTTTCAAAATATATTTTTAAAGTTGACTTTACTGATTTAATATCTAAAGTTAATAATGGTGATTATGTTTTAACGTCAGGTACTACACATACATTACGCCTAACTAACACAATTTTTGGTGATGAAACTTTTCTTGGTGCCGAAAGAGGTACAGGAAGACAAAGAGCGGTATCTTTCAAATTAATTTTATTTAAGATTCCTGAAAATTGGGATGAAGGTGTTGGGTTTGATTATGAAAACGTAGACTTCATTGCTGGTGATAAAACTTATGACGTTAGACCTTCAAACTGGTACAGTAGAACAAGTGAAAGTGGATGGACAATAAATGGTATTTATTCGACTAACCCTAATATCATAAGAGAAATTGAATTTGATAACGGTGACGAAGATATTGATGTCGATATTACTGATTATGTTAATGAAATAATTTCAGGTGGGGCAAATTACGGATTAGGTTTAACTTTCCCGGTAATATATGAATCCATCACTTCAGGAACAGACCAATCGGTTGCATTTTTCACCAAATATACACAAACATTCTTTGAACCATTTGTTGAAACTTCTTTTGATGACGTTATTCATGACGATAGAAGTAATATGGTTACTGATGATAATCAATTCCTTTATTTATTTGTAACCAATGGAAGTAATTTCTATGATTTAGATTCTCTACCTACTGTTGATATTTTAGATCGTTCAATGGTTGTGATTCCCGGTTTAAATGATTTATCCACAACTAAAGTCAGAAAAGGTATATATAAAGTTGATGTATCAATTAGCGGTACATTATGTCCCGTTAAATCGTTCTTTTTTGACCGCTGGAAGGGTTTAACCATAAATGGGGTAACGATACCCGATGTAACACAGAAATTCATTTTAAACCCCTTTATTTCGTCTTTAACGTTAGGTAGTAATCCTACCGACACAAAAAAATATGCAATACAGGTTTCAGGTATTAAACAAAACGAAAAATTATTACGTGGCGAAAACAAAAAAATCGTAGTTAATTTTAGAACCATAAGTGCATCGAATATGAATTATACTTTTGATAACGTTTATTATAGAATGTACATCAAAGAAGGACACACAAATGTAATAGTTCACGATTGGACTTTGTTAGATAAAAGTAATGAAAATTTCTTCTTCTTAAATACAGAATTTTATATACCAAGAGAATATTACATTGAATTTAAAGCTAAGATTAATTCTGAGGATTTGTTTTACAAAGAAGACATAAAATTTGAAATAGTTTCTGAAAAATGAAAATAATACTAACCGAAGAACAATATAAGCTTTTAATTGAGGGATATAATGAAAATATTATGTCTTTAAAAGATTTATCAGAAATGGTAGGTCGAATGGGTTATGATGAAATGAGTATAGAAATATGGTTTATGTTATTTAGACAGGCGTATCATAATCGTGGTGATGAAGGTGTAATGGATTTATACGAAAAATTAACAGGTCACAGAATAGAACCTATTAGTAGGGGAAAATATATTTATAGTTATAAATAACTGGAATATCCAGTTAAATTTTTGAGTTTTCTTCATAATTCATAATAAAAATGACGTTTTTGACGTTAAAACAAAAAATCCGATTGGAAATTCCAATCGGATTTGTTTTTAATAGAATATCACCTCTATTCCACATTCTTTTAACATGATAAATGATTTAGATTGTTGTTCAGCCCATTTATCTTTATTCTTTGTGGTACATTCTTTTTTACAATGTACTTTTTTTATTCCAGCATTAATAATACCACGAGCACAATCACAACATGGTAATCCGGATGTTAAATAAATTTCCGAATTATCGATTGGTGTACCCACTCTTGCAGCATTATAAATGGCGTTCCGTTCAGCGTGTTCCATCCAGAAGTACTTTTCAGGTCTTTCCTGACGTTCAGGTAAATTATCATTCAATCCCCTTGGGAACGAATTATAACCCGTAGAAAGTATCTCTTTATCCTTCCCAACGATAACTGCACCTATCTGTGTAGATTCATCTTTGGATTTTAATTTTACTTGTTCTGCAATACCTAAAAAATAATCAGTCCATTCCATATTTTAATTTATTAAACAATATATATTCCATTCTCATTAGTTTGCTAATATACAAAGAATCTTCGGCATAACCAACTTTTTTTAAGAAATTGTAATAATTTCCTCCGATATATTTTTTATTTTGCCATTCTTTGTAATAAATGATACTTTCTTCCCAAGAATCAAATGACATATGACCCGATTTATTAAAAAATCCAAACAGGTTATTTTTTATTTTTGCCCCTTTGGATTTAAGATTACCTGTTTCCACCATAACTTGACTAAACACAATTTTAGGATGTTCTATTTCATACTCAATTATTTTTTTGTAAACGTTTACAGGTGTTAATTTTATAACCTGAACTTCTTCAATATTGGTATCAATTATTTGTGGTTTGTCTTCAAATTTTGGTTCACCTCCAAGTTTAAAAACGAACAGAATTAACAAGATTAATGTAATCGGTGTTCGCAATAAATTGGTTTTTTGTTTAAAATTTTCTTTTGTCATAAGCATTTAATTTATGTTTTATTTTACAAATATACGCATTTTTTTTGACAAAAACAACCCCAACATTTTACAAGTAATTGTAGATGTTTGATTTACTTATATTTTCATTTCCCCACATCGGTTGGAGGTTATTTAATGACCAACATTGTTTGAATTCTTCATCACTAATATCCTTAAATTTAAACAATGAAATGGGTTTAATATGGTCTACATGCCACTCGCCGTAATTTTCCCAAGTTATTCCATCCTTAAATTGTTTTTCTAAATGATTAATCAAATCATCTTGGGAATATCCTAATATATCGAAATAATGTCCATATTTTTTAACATTATTTTCTTTAAGAACAGTATAGATTGCCGTCCTGAAATTTCCAATTAATTTATATAAAGGATCGATTGATTTACGTTTTTTTTCGTATAATCGTTTAGTGTTTTTAATTTTATCGTAATTTTCATTACGATAATTTCTCATATACTCTTTTAAATGATCTTTATTTTCTTTTGCCCAATCTTTATATTTTTGAGAAGTATATTCCTTATTCCCGTCCCTCCATTTTTTATCTGCAATTTTAGTTCCACCTAAAAATTGTCTTCCTGAAGTTCTTAAAGGAATATTATTTTCTTTTAATAATCGTAATATTGAATTCCTATTCATTCCCGTTTTAATTTCAATTAAATGAGAACCCATACACTCATTGACATACATATTAACAATAGCATCAATTTCCTCTTTTGTTCGAATTATTTTTTTCATATTAAAATATAAGCAAAAAATCTCTTATTACAAAGAGTAAATAAAAAAAGGGAACAATTTCTTGTTCCCCTTTTATATATCAGATAATAGATTATCTTAAAGTGTCCATACCAATAACGAAGATACCTTTTACGTCAATCGTTGCAAAGTAGCGATTATTGACCATTTTTTTCGCGTAACGTGTCATAATACCCTTGATAGGAGTGAAGTTAAACGGATTGTACATTGTAGGTGTCAATTGTAATGGAACGTAAGGTGCATAAATGTAACCTGCGTCTAACAATGATTTTCCTTTATGTCCAATAAGGATTTTGTTCGGTGGGAAGTAAGGGTCACGATATACTTCGTAACGACCTGACAATGTACCGATTTTTTCAATACCCATGTTATATTGGTCTTGTTCTGGACCGGCGTTACTTACGTGGAAGTATTCAAGGTCATCGAATACGGCAGAAACTTCAGAAGATACAACGATCCAGTTAGCTCCACCACGAAGAGTAGTTTTATGAATTTGAGCTGATAATTGGTTGATTTTAGTTACCAATGTTTGATTCCAGTCTTTTTGAGTGTAACCAACATATGCTAAACCACCGTTACCATATTTCCATTCATTATAGTCCCATTTAGCTGACCAAGCTGCACCTTTACGAAGGTCACGTAGGATTTCACGGTCAACTTCGGCTGCGATTTGTTCTGATAACAATGAAGTTAATTCAGCTTCAGCATCGATGTTGTGGAAAGCACTAACGTCTTGTGCAAGTTCAGGTGACCAAGAAGCTCTCAATTTACGTTCAGTAACAGATACAGTTACAGAAGCTAAGTCGAAAGAAACTTCACCCAATTCTTCTTCGAATTCCAAAGAAGCGTATTGACGGTAAGTAACTACGAAGTCAGAACCGCTAAGAGTTGCGCCTGTTAATGGACTAAAACCAGCTGTTGGACTATAAGATTCAAGGTCAACACTTAAATAGATTGCTCCATTAGCGTCGCAGATGTCGTTATATTGGCCAGTAATACCCATTGATTTTTGTCCGTATTCTACAATACCTTTACCGTATTTTTGTGTAACCACATGGTAAGGAAGATAAGCTCCACCCAATACTTCTGAAGAAGCAATTTGAAGAGATGCTAAGAATTCTTCTGTATCCATTTCATTACCGTTAGGACCTGAAAGTTTACCTGCACCTGGTGCTGCGGTGAAACCTGTAATTTTAACAATAACGCTTGAAGTTGATCCTGTTACTTCAGGAACGGCAGTTTCAACGCCAGCATTGAAAGTAACGATAGTTGCTCCAGTTACAGAGATGTTTGCGTAGTTACCTTTTGAGTAGTCGAACAAACCTTGGTCGTTATTATCATTTGCTTCGTAGAAACGATCATACAAACTTCTTTGATTTTCAGGGTATCCGTCAGTTGTTGCACCTGTGCTTGGATATCCGTAAGGAGCCCAATGGTTAGTTGCATTTCTTTCTTGGATTTTAGGAATGAAGTAGAACAATTTACCAATAGGTAAGTTCATAGCTTGCACACTAACGATGTCGTTAGCTAAAAGTTTAGAGAATACACGGCGAATGATAGGGAAAACAACAGTTTCAAAAGAACCTGATGCATCGGCTACAGCCGCTTCGTTGATCAGATAAGATGCTTGGTTTTCATATAACTGAGCGATGTTATCTTTTTGGTGGCCTTCAAGACCTTCTAGGAAACCTAAGTCATCCCATTTTCTGATGGTATCTTCTTTGATAACTCTCAAGTGTTTTAAACCGATGTTACCAACCATACCTGATTCTAATAATGCTCCCATTTTTTATAAATGTTTTTTTGCTTTTATTTTTTTATTTATTATTTTACTTTTCTCATCAATTCTTTCATTCTTGCAAATTGAGGATTTTCGTATGCTTTCGCTTCTGATAAAACTTCAACTTCTTTTGATGACGATGTTGATGGTGTGTTAGAGATTTTGTTTAAAGCTTCGTTAATTGGTTTTTTATTTTCTAACTCAGTTTTAATTGTTTTGTACAGACCTTTTGATTCTGTAAGGGTAGAAATTGAATCAAATCTCTTTAATATGTTCAATTTTTCCTGTTTAGTAGTAGACTGTTCAGTAAATAGACGAGTTGCGTATGCTAAATTTGCATTGAAAACGGCCACTTCATTTAGTTTTTCTTTGAATAAATTCAAAGCCTTTTTGTATTCAGTATTTTGTTTTCTTAATGTTTCAAGTTCCTCGTTGATTTTTCCAGATCCAGCTTTGAACATTTTTTTACTTTTCAAACCAGTCCTGTTCATACCACCTTTGTCACCATGAATGTTCCATTTAGTTCTTGCGGCTTCACCAACTTCCTCTTCAGGTAAATTTTTATCACCACATTCTTCTAATTCGTCTTCACATTCTTCTTCTCCCAATTCTATTTCATAAACATTTTCTTCTTCTTCTCCTTCTGCAAGTTCATCAGATAATCCGGGCTCAGCTGGTAATTCTTCTTCTTCGTCATCACCTTCGCCATCAGCAACAGGAAATTCAGTTTCTTCTTCACCTTCACCGTCAGGTGTTGGGAATTCGTCTTCTATTCCAGTGTCGTCAGCATCAGCATCAGGTTCAATTTCATCTTCTTCAGATTCTTCATCGTTCAAACGAATAATGAATTCTTCTTCACCTGTATTGATTTCGATTTTATTACCATCTTTCTTAACCACAATTCCATCTTCAGGTTTCATTGCTCTAAATACTTTTAGAACTTCACCGTCTGATGCTCCTGTCATGTCAAGAACGTCTTCGTCATCATCCCCTTCTTCTGATTCTTCATCAGAACCGAATTCTTCTTCGCCACCCATATCTGTGCCAGCTCCAAATTCATCGTCAGCGGTTTCGTCTTCACCATCGGTATCAAGTCCAGCATCTTCTGTGCCTACTTCATCTTCTTCTTCTTCAGGACTGTTAAAATCCTCTTCTTCTTCCGATTGTTCTTTAAGTAAATCAACTAGCTCTTGTTTCATTGTAGATTCAAGTATACCTTTTGCATTTTGTTTTACAGCATCTTCAAGGCTTTCAACTTGAAGTAATGCTTTTTCTAATAGTGAAATTTTACTCATTTTTTTGTTTTCTTATTTTAATAAATATTATGTTTTTTTAAAAAATCCTTTTTAGCAACACTTTAAGCTAAATAAAAGTGTTATCTATATAAAAAACTGTCCAATTTATTCATCAGACTTTTCATTTTATTTTGGTCGGGATTTGTTTCTTCGATAGATTCAGCATATTTTTCTCTATCGGCTAGATCGTGGAACACATATGCTCCGGGAGTTGATGGTGAAGAAACCAAGTCAAAACAAACAAGCTCAAAGTCTTCTTGAACAACATTTTGACCTTGTATACTTTTTAAAGAACCAACACCACGAGAAGATATCCCTAATGTTGCACCATTCATGATAAGCATAGCGGCTTGGTCACCTTTTGTACTTACAATACCCATTTTCTTCCAACCTGGGGATGTAAATAATTTTATCTTACCCATTAAGATTTTTCCTTCCCACCATGTTTCCAAGATGGAATGTGAAACCCTATCCAAGTCAATTAAAGAAGATGATGGGTGATTTAATTCATTTAAAGCACCACCATTTTGAATAACTGTTTGGTATTTTTCCATTTCACGCATTAAAATGGATTTCGGGTAGAATCTACCGTTTTTGTTAGGAGTGTCGTATTTTTGGAGCACAGCATAAAGGATCAGGTCTTTCGAAAAGTCCATCTCCTTCATTTCTGTGATTATCTTCCTATTGTGTAATTCATCTGGGGATATATGACCAGCGTCATATTCAATCAAGATTCCCCTTGTACCTACTTCATTCGGACCTAAAATTTTCATTTATAGTAATGTATTTTACTATAAATACTTAAAACTTTAGTTATTTCTTCTTATCGTAGAAGTTAAATAGATTTTTATCAATTAAATCGTCATTTATTAGTTCCTCTATGAACGATTTTATTTCCGTTTTAATAGGTTTTGCCTTAACATCAAAAAATTCATTTACATATAAGGTTATTTCCAAATTCATAAATGATCTTTTGTTCAATTTAATACCATTTGTTTTAATGTCAAGGTCTACAATACTTTGTGGTTTGAATTTTTTGTTATTTAATCCGTAGATTCTATTTTTTATTTTTCTTCTTGATGTGTTAATCAGAATGTTAAAATCTACTTCATCACTACTTGGTTCTACCCAAGAATTTAATTTAATGTAAATTGTTTTTAGGTTTTTGAAATCAACCGTTCCATAACCTATCTTCACGTTGTTATACTCCCCCAAGGGAATATACTTGCCTACTTTCATCTTTCTATCTCATAATATATCTATTTTATGGTGTGTGTATAAAATATAACGAAAATTATAGACAATACGAAAAAAAATAGCATAAAAAAAACCACTCTAAAAGTGGTTCTTTATTATATTACTGAATATCAGTTAATAAATTCTTTAGTTTGTAATAACTATATTTGGTTGTCCCTTCTCCGTTTACCTGTTTTTTAACATCAGATAGTTTTGTTTTTAAAGTGTCATCAGACGATTCATTTAACAGTCCATCGATTTTACTTAAAATAGTTTCCTTAATAGTTGTAACTTCTTTTTCCAAATCTTCTTTAGACATTGATAAAATAGTTTTAAATTCAATTTGTTCTTCTTCACTTAAAACTTCTTCATAGTATGCGTTAAAATTATTTGCCATAACTGTATGTAACAATGATTCGTTTTTAGTAAACTCAGTTGATTCGTTTACTTCTTTTTTCTTTTCTGTGGTTACAACCTCAACAATTTTCTTCTTAGCAATTACTTTCTTTTCAATATTTTTTAGACTATCAATATCCAATAATTGATCCAAAGCATCGTAAATTTTATTTTCTTCAATTGTTATATCATCTAATTTTCCTTCTAACAATTTACATGTCCCTTCGACCAAAGTTTTTTTATTCTTCAACATATTACCTAATTCTTCAACATATAGTTTAGCCGTGTCAGGGTCGTTAATGTATTTATTTTCGATGTCTTCATAAAATAAATATAAATCCCTGAATTCCTTATTTGAATTTATTACATTAAGAATTTCCTTTATTTCGGTCTTATTCTTTGAAATATATGATTCTGTAAGTTTTTTTAACAACTTACTTTTAGTTGTTCCAAATGTGTTCATATTAGTCATTAATTATCTTATTAAGTTTATTTGTTATTTCATAAATATTGCGTTGAGCCTTATTCACATCAAATAAATCATTAAAATTTTCACCGGCACTGAACATACCTAATAATTTTTCATCTTTAGTAGACTCACTTAGAGGTCCTTCACCTCCACCACCACCTCCGCCAGCGGGAGCTGCGGGTGCTGCAGGTTCGGGCATTCCACCTCCACCACTAGCGCCTAATCCGGCATCACCACCAGGAGCTTCACCTGAAACCCCAGCTTGTTCTGCTTTCTTCCTTTCTTCTTCAGGAATACCATATTTAGCATCAACTTCATCGAATACACCTGAACGTTTAATGATAAGCTGGGTATTTGTTAATTCAAATCCCATTGCTCTTTCCATACGTTGTTGTTGCAAGTCAAGAATAACTTCACTATCACTCATACCAAGAATATTTTTCTTTGCCCATGTATGTGAAACAGGAAGGATACCCATTTGTGATTGGTCGGAAGTCGCGTCTTTATATAATGTAATTTTTTCTTTCCATTGTTCGATACGTAACAAATCTGATTGAGCCGATGGATTGGTTAACGATAAACTAAAATTATCTAATTCATCTTCAAATCCTAAAAGGAATAGATGTAAAATAGCAATTTTATTTAATTCTTGAATCATTGACTTTTGAATCCTATTGATTGTCCTTGCAAAACGAATATCCATTAAGGCTAACGTTTTACCTTCACCAACCACTTCTTCAAATCCAATAAAAGCTTTAGGAATACGTAATGCCGCCAATAATTTCTTTTGAATATATTCGATATCTGCAATTTCACCTAGATTTTGTGCCCCCGGTAATGTTTCAATTGGCATAGTTTGATTAGGGTCACGTACAGGAATAAAGTAGTCTTGGTCAACAGCCATTTGGTTATATCTCATATCAACCTGACCGTTTCTTGCATCAGCAATTACGTCACGTTTGAATTTGTTTGCCACACGTTGTACATAAGGTTCAATATCCTTATCATCCATATTACCAACGAATACTTTAAATACACGTCTTTCAGGAGCTCTTGATGTTCTATAAATTAACATAGCGTCTTCGGCAAGTAAAAGTTGTTTCCAAATTCTTCTGATTTTGTCTAACATTGATGTACCATAAGGAAGTTTTCTATCGTCACCTAGTAATCTAAAATGAGCAATTTCCCATGATTGGAATTCCATATCTTTGTTCTTCCATGTGAACCTTAATTCCCTTGAAGGTAATTTTAATTCATTACCCATATTAGGGGTTTTAGCTGAAGCACCCTCTACACGTTCAATTTCAATATTGGGTAATTGTTGACATCCAATAATTCCCTTTTCCGGATTAATCTTTAAATAAACAAAGTCGTCCCCGTATTTACAAACACCCCTAGCCCACATTTGTAGATTAGTATTTACGTCCAATTTGTTATCAAACAAATCTTCCAATACACTTCTTACCCTATCAGATTCCGAATAGATAGTTAAAATTTTACCCTTTTCTGACATTGTTGTAGATTCTTCGGCATAAATGTCTAAAGCTGCGGAAATTTCAGGGGTAAATTCCATTGATTCATAATCATAATACGCAGCCAACCTATTAGGTTCATAATAAACAGACTGATTGTATAACGATTGGTCAAGTTTAGTCCATTTATCTGAAATGTATTGTGATTGTTGTGCTTG